CCGGTGCACCAGGGCTTAGACCTGTATCCAGGCCCTGGATCCAGCGGTCTAGTGATTTCAAACCTAGTTATAGGGCCACTAGACCACTGTATCCAAGTGGGGGCGAAGTCATTATCTCTGGTGGTTTAACTTTATAACTTTCAGTCACCCGAGACGTCCACCCCCTTAAGGATATACCCAATCCTATATAATCCTATTGACATATATTGTCAAGTGCTATATGATAAAAAAATAATTGCTAACGAAAGGATATAATTATGACTGCAATTACAAAAGACTTTAGACTTAATGCTGACAAGCGAAAGTCTATTGAAAATGTGTATGAGAATTTTCTCTTAACACAACCAAACAAAGTAAGACAAACTTATGACAAAGCGAAAGCAAAGTTTGATGACCTATACCCAAAAGTATGGGAGTTGATAACTAATGTTGTAAGAACTCATCAACCTCAAGAAGATGTGGATACCATTAAATCTATGATAGCAAAGTATGGAGATAATGGCGGTAGAATACATGACGATAATTGTTTTTACTTTACTAATCCTACTGATGAAAAGGATAGCGAGGGTAAGACAATAACCAAAGAAAATGAAATTCATGTTAATATGACTTTACAAGCAAGTCCTAGTGGTTGTTATGGTAATGACTTTGCTTATGCATATTACTATGATGAGTTAAAACAAAAAGGTCTTGACCCTGATTTTAAATTGCGTTGGTCAGGTGAAAAAAGAAATCCAAGATACTATGAAATTGAAACTGAAGTGAATGAGTATTTAGGATTAAGTAGAAATAAAAATGACGATAGTAAAGAAAAGGCAATCAATAACTGGAAAAATACGATTGAAGTTATTGGAACTAGCTACTGTCATTCTCGTCAATTCAAAGTTGATGATGTGACACACTCGGTCTTTAATGAGTTTATCATAGCACAAGAAAAACTATGTCAGGCACATGAGACTATGTTTAAATATGTGAATGAAAAGGTTATGAAACTGCGTCAAGGTCTAAGGACATATACAAAGTTTAGTCAGGCAAAACAGTTGTTTGATAAACTTGGAATACCTTTAAATGAGAGTGCAATAGATGAACAATCATCTATGGCATTGTCAGTATTTAGTCCCGATAATCTAGCTGATATGCTTACAGACCAAGAAGAACAATTCGCTAGTAGAGAAGAGAAGATAGCATACTTTAAATCTTTACAAGCACAGGCAAACTAACACTTGACAGGGTATCCTATTTAATATAGGATACCCTTAACGAAAGGATATATTATGACAATAAAGACATACTTTAACATTACTTACTTTGCTAAGAAGCATAAGGGCTTTATTACAAGGTCAGGTAAGTTAGATGACAAAACAAAAAAATGGACAGATAGTAAAGGTAACAAGTGTTTTACTTATTACGATCTAGACAACATGGGATATAGAACTGCAGTGGGGGACTATGTCTTAACACCGAAAGGATATAATTAATATGTGGTTTATATTTAAAACATTATTTTTCTTTTTTTGTATGGGTGCAACAGTATTTATGGGCGCGCTCAACATTATACCAAACACAGTCGCGATAATCTGTGCAACAGGTTTTTTCTTTTGCATGGGTTTATGTGTGGCGCAATTATTCTGTGAGGACCTATGAGTCAGTTTAATTGGTGTCATGGACCGGAGTGTCACAAGCGACACACCTTAGGTAGAATTAGAGGTGTAAAAGGTAACAAGGTTTTAAGGACCAGAAAAGTAACGCCAAACTCATGGAGTCGTAGTGAGTGGGGCACAAGATATTGGGATTATTTCTGTGATGAAACTTGTATGAAGGATTTTATGCATGCACACATTAGAGAACTAATTGCCATTGCGCCTAGACCGGAGCCGCTCGAAACAAGTATCGAGGTGCAATCTGTACAGGAAACAGATTGGCGTGGCAATCCGGTTACAATCAAAAAAATAGTAGAATAATAGAGGTACCAGACGCGTCCAGAAATTTGGACGCGTCTTTTTTATTAAAAGGGGGTATATGCAAAGGGGTCCCACATATGCTACATATATTGCTGGATTTACACATTTATAGCTGATAAAATCATTATGAGTTAAAAACAAAACCTAAAAAATTTTGCGGAAAAATTTTTCGAAATGAAAGTAGACCTAGAAAAAATAAAAAAACTGGCACCCGATATCAAAAAAGATTTCATGAAAATGTATCTACGGCATGCAGAAAAAAAGAAGATAGAAAAAATTAATGTGGATTTTTTATCTTTTGTGAAACACGTGTGGCCTGATTTCGTGGAGGGTGCTCATCACAAAAAGATTGCAGATAAATTTAACAAGTTAGCAAAAGGTGAGATCAAGCGTTTAATTATTAATATGCCACCTAGACACACAAAGTCTGAGTTTGCATCTTATCTTCTACCTGCATGGATGATTGGTCAAAAGCCAAAATTAAAAATTATACAAACAACACACACCACAGAACTTGCAGTCAGGTTTGGTCGTAAAGCAAAAACATTAATCGACTCACAAGAATACCAGGATGTATTCAAAACAAAACTCAGAGAAGACTCACAAGCTGCAGGTAAGTGGGAGACCGCACAAGGTGGTGAATACTATGCTGCAGGTGTTGGCTCAGCAATCACGGGCCGTGGTGCGGATCTCTTGATCATTGATGACCCACACTCGGAACAAGATGCACTAAACTTACAAGCTCTAGAACGAGCGTATGAATGGTACACCTCAGGTCCACGTCAACGTTTACAGCCTGGCGGTGCTATCGTCTTGGTCATGACAAGATGGAACACCAAAGATTTAACAGGAGCACTGATCCGTGCTCAAGGAGAAGCAAAAGCCGATCAATGGGAAGTGGTTGAGTTTCCTGCCATCATGCCATCAGGTGATCCGGTATGGCCAGAGTTTTGGAAGCTAGATGAACTTGAAAGCGTCAAAGCATCTTTGAGTTTACAAAAATGGAACGCGCAGTGGATGCAAAATCCAACCTCAGAAGAAGGTGCGTTGTTAAAACGAGAGTGGTGGTGTGACTGGGACAAAGAAGATTTACCCACCTTGCAACACGTCATTCAATCTTATGATACGGCGTTTATGAAAAAAGAAACCGCGGACTATTCTGCCATTACCACATGGGGAGTTTTTACACTGAACGAGGATCACGGACCACAGCTCATCTTAGTTGATGCCATAAAAGGGCGGTACGAGTTTCCTGAACTACGGCGCTTGGCCAAAGAACAATATGATTACTGGCAACCCGAGACGGTGTTGATCGAGGCCAAAGCATCTGGCCTCCCGCTCACTTATGAATTACGCAAGATGGGCATCCCCGTTATTAACTTTACACCTAGTAAAGGAAATGATAAGCATACAAGGGTTAACTCAGTTGCACCTCTGTTTGAAAGTGGATGCATATGGGCGCCCACTCACCTAGAGTTTGCACAAGAGGTGATTGAAGAGTGTGCAGCGTTTCCATACGGGGATCATGACGACCTGGTGGATAGCACAACTCAAGCTGTCATGCGATTTAGGCAGGGTGGATTAATTAATCACCCAGAAGATTATTATGATGAGCCAGTAGCTCAAACGAGGAGGACATATTACTAATGGGAGATAAATCTCTACGAGGTCGAGGTGCTGTTTTAAAAGGCGAGAAACTTCCAATTCAAATTAAACCACAACCTGGATTAAGAGCTACTAAAGAATATTTAAAAAAACTTAAAGAAAAAAGAAAAAAATAATGTTTAGAACTGTACAAGAAGTTTTTGAATACCTAGTCAACGCCTTTCGACGAGACACGGGAAAATTTCCAATCGGACAACAAATCGATGATCTCATGAATAAAGCCAAAGAGTACATGAGTAAACCTCAAATCACCATAGTTGATCAAAGAAAATTACCAAGGGCAGATATTAAAGCGCTACCTTTACAAGATAAAGAAAAAGCAGAGGCAGCCGTTAAGAAAAAATTAGAAGCACAAAACATACAAGCAAGACAATCTAGAGAAGGTGGCGAGACACCAGGTGGACCACAACGAGGCAGACCAGAACTCGTAGATAAAAATTTTGGAGACACGATTTACATTGATAAATCTGAGATGATGGCATTAATGGATGATGCTTATCGTAAGTTTGAAGCTGCAGAAGATGCTATCAGACGTGGTGATTATGCTGACGCAAGAGGTATTTTAAGATATGAGATTGAAGAGAATTATAAATTACCACAAGCCACTCGAGACGCCGCATACGATGCTAGAGTATTTATGCGTCGAGAAGGAGGACTCGAAATGACGGGTTATGATACCGAAGAGGAAATATTAGAAGCGATAAAGGAAAAAGTTGATGCAGGTATACAAACAACTATGCCGGATAACTATCCAACATTTACAAACCCAGACGATGCATCTAAAATGAAAAACATCGAGTATGTAGATTTCCTTGATACACCAGGTGAAGATTTTGGTACTCCTAATTCTATTATTTCAACACCAGAAGATATAGGCTATGATTTTAAAGATGGAGGTCGTGTGGGTTTTGCAGTCGGTGGAGTCAGTGGAATTATAAACCTGATTAACAAACTTGTAAGAGGTAAAAAGTTGGGTGCTGAAAGAGCAGCAGATCTTATTGATTTAATGAACCAAGCTAAAAAAGCTGGCGTTCCAATCAAATCAATGAAGGACTTAAAAAACTTTGAAAAACAGATTAAAAAAACTAGCGAAAAAGTTTACGAGTCTAGAAAAAAATTTCCAGGTGTTGGAGGGGAAAAATCAGGGCTGCCTCTTAATCTAAAAGAAAGAAAACAAAAAGCTGAGGGCGGTCTTTCATACTTGCTGGGAGAGTAACCCATGGCTGTTAATGTTCCAAAAAATTATATCACAGGAAAAGAATTAGAAGAACTTACAGGTATTCCTAATCTTGCTCTTAAAGCAAAAGAGCTCATGTATCGTCCTAAGGCAGAAAAAAGACAAAAAAATATTTTTGGAGATTTTTACAGGAAGACTCTAAAAGCAAAATATTTTGATATTGGACAAGGTGGTAGATTTGGAACACTGCATTATTTAAAACCTACACCAAATCAAATTAAAACAATTCAAGAATATCATTTAAGAAAAGGTGCAAAATACGGTGTTACACAAGAAACTGCAGACAGAATGAAACGTTTTTATAATCGTCCAGAATTTAGAAAGTATATTAGAAAAGGGGAGTTTATTCCAGATGAGGTATTAAAACAATATGGAGTCACACAAAACCAAGCTGCAAATACTACATATCGTTTAGCACAAGCTTTAAATGGAAAAAAATTTGCAAATGTTAAAATTGACTTACCAAAAAATAAATCAGTAGCAAAAAAACTTATTAAAAAAATTGAGCAAGCTCCCTTTGGAAATCCCTATCAATTAACAGCTTATAAAGAGGCACAAAATGTAATTACTGGGGAACTAGGTGAGTCTTATTTTAAAAATACTAATTTTGAAACAATGAAAAGAGAGGCAAGAAGAATTTTAAATCGTGAAGGTGTTCCTGTTTTTGACCCAAAGAAAAAAGATTCTTTTGGTTTTAATGTAAACGAAATTATTGGAATTAAAACAGCGTCAAGACAAGGATTAGCTCCTTATTCACAATTTGTAAATATAATGGAGGGTAAATTAAACACAGCTCAGTATGCTAACTTTGTAAGACAATTTGAAAAATTTAATAATCGCATGCAGACCGAAGCAGACCAAACAAAAGTTATTAAAGAGTATAATGAGTATAGAAAAAATTTTATTAAAAAAAATAAAGGAATTAAAGACTCAGACATACCTAAAATATCTTTTAAAACTCCTGAAGAAATTTATGGTAAAAGAAGAATTTCTAGTTTAACGGACCAAGGACTTGATTTAAATAAATCTTATGAGGATGTTGGTTATTCTATTGATGTAGGTAAAAAAACAAGAACCTTAAAAGAATTTATTGCTGATCCTAAAAAAATTTCTAAATTAAAAAAGTTTGGAAAAGTAGGAGCAATTACTGGAACTGCTTTATCTATACCAGCGATTGTTTCAGCAAAAGAACCAGATGATTTTACATCGGAACAAGTGGGTTATAATTTAGATAGTGATGTTGATTACGGTGACCCAGACACTTGGAATTTAAAAGTTGGTGATTTTTTAGAAACAGGTGCTGTCACTGCAGCCGTTGCACCACTTGCAACTAAAAAAGGTAGAAGCATCTATGGTAAAGCTGCAGGAACAATTGCACGAGGTGTTGGAACTCCGCTTGGAATAGGATTACTTACTGCTGGCCTTAGTCCTGAAGGAGGTTACGATTTATCAAAACAAGAAGATAGACTTGGTTTTGAAATTGAAGCTCTTTTTGCAAAACCTTTAGTTAGGGAAAGCCAAGCATTTGCAAGAAAAATTCCTGCGTCTCGTCCATTGTTAAGACGTGCAACACAAACGGCTTTAAATTTAGGTATACCTGGAAGATTTGCAACAACCGCGGCAAGAGTCGCAACACCACTTGGATTATTGTCATTAGCAGGTGAGGCAGGACTTTTTACATATCGAGAAGCTATGAAAACAAAAGAAGCTATTGATGCAATGTCTGAAGAAGAAAAACAAAATTATTTATCACAACAAGAACTTGATGCTTTAGCGGCTGAAGCAACTTTTGCATCGGGCGGACGTGTTGGATTTGATGAAGGTGGACCAGGTGATCCGAGTCGTAGAAAATTTTTAAAAATTTTAGGAGGACTTGCATCATTACCTGTCGTTGGTAAACTTTTTAAATTTGTAGGGCCTGCAGTAAAAAAATCTTTAGAAAATGCACCAACAGGAACACCTGATTGGTTTGCACCTCTTGTAGAAAAAATTATAAAAAAAGGAGTTGATATTTCAGATAAAGCAGCAACGATTGAACGACAAACAGTAAAAGAATTAAAAACTCCAGATGGAACATATACTTTAACACAAACATCAGACACTGGAGAAATTATTGTTTCAGTGGATACAGGAGTTGGAGTTAATGATCTTCCTGTGAATTTTATTATGACTCCAAATAGGATAATAGATATTGCAAGCGATGGAAAACCTATCACTGAGTTTGGTGAATTTACAATTTCAGAAATAAGACCAACTGGAAGAATGGTTGGACCAGAAGATTACGACATAGATTTAGATGAATTTATGACTAATAATTTAGACGATGTTGCAAGTGACTGGCATGCGGTGGAAGAGTTTGCAACAGGAAAAACAAGTAAGCCAGCTCAAGCCTCAAGACGTCAGTTTAAACAATTTGTTGAAGAGGATCCTTTAGAGGACGTTCTAAATCGACAAAGGGACTACGATTTACCAAAACCAGATGATGATTAAACGATTAACTACAATATTAGGAAAAAAGTCAGGTCCACCACCAGAAAAGGGCCCAGCTTCACAAGGGTTGAAGTTTACTAAAAAACCCTATACAACGAAAAGATCGGAGAGATTATATGGGAGAAATAGACAAGTCATTACCAAACGTAAAACAAGAAGTTAGTATAGACCAACAAGAGATTGAACAAGCAATTGATGCAGATCAAGAGATTGCAGAAAAACAAGGTGCGCCAGTTGATGTTCAAGAAAACGAAGATGGTAGTGTCGATATAAATTTTGATCCGGGACTCGCGTCCCAACCACAATCATCAGAACATTTTGCAAACCTTGCAGAACTTTTACCTGATGAAGTTTTAGGAAGTTTAGCTTCGAACCTAATGGGCAACTATCGTGATTATAAGATGTCGAGAAAAGAATGGGAAAAATCTTACACGGATGGTTTGGACTTATTAGGATTTAAATATGACAATCGTACAGAACCCTTTAGAGGTGCGTCAGGTGCAACCCACCCTGTCTTAGCAGAAGCAGTGACTCAGTTCCAAGCTTTGGCGTACAAGGAATTATTACCTGCTGATGGTCCAGTAAGAACACAAGTTTTAGGAATCAGCACACCACAAAAACAACAACAGTCTCAACGTGTAAAAGATTACATGAATTATGAGATTATGAATAATATGACAGACTATGAACCTGACTTTGATCAGTTATTATTTTATTTACCTCTTGCAGGATCAGCGTTTAAAAAAGTTTACTATGATGAAGTTGAAGGTAAAGCTGTTTCTAAATTTGTACCTGCAGATGATTTAGTCGTGCGTTATGCTGCAACATCATTAACTGATGCAGAATCAATTATTCATGTTGTGCGTATGTCAGAAAATGATTTACGAAAACAACAAGTGGGTGGTTTTTACAAAGACATGGATCTAACTCCAGGACCGGTTAATGAAACAGAAGCAGAGAAAAAAGAAAGAGAACTTGCAGGTGAAAGAAAAACAAAAGATGGTGGCATCTTTACACTACTTGAGTTTCACACCGAAATTGATTTAGAAGGTTTTGAAGATGTGGATCAAGATCAAGAACCAACAGGGATTAAACTTCCATACATTATTACTATTGAAGAAGCATCAGGACAGATTTTATCGATTAGAAGAAACTATGAGATTGGTGATGTAAAAAGAAAACCCATTCAATATTTTGTACATTTTAAATTTTTACCAGGACTTGGTTTTTATGGTTTTGGTTTGATACACATGATCGGTGGATTATCAAGAACAGCCACCGCTGCTTTACGACAACTATTAGATGCTGGAACGTTATCAAACTTACCAGCAGGTTTTAAACAACGAGGCATCAGAATACGTGACGATGCACAAGCGATACAACCAGGAGAATTTAGAGATGTAGATGCACCAGGTGGAAACATTAGAGATTCATTTATGATGTTACCTTTCAAGGAACCATCTGCAACTTTATTACAGTTAATGGGGGTCGTAGTTCAGGCAGGTCAACGCTTTGCTTCTATAGCGGACTTGCAAGTGGGCGATGGGAATCAAGGAGCAGCTGTGGGTACGACCGTTGCGCTCCTAGAACGAGGCAGTCGTGTAATGTCAGCTATTCACAAAAGATTGTACTCTTCGTTAAAAGTTGAATTTAATTTATTAGCTAGAGTTTTTAAACTTTATCTACCACCGGAATACCCCTATGACGTGGTAGGTGGACAACGCTTCATCAAACAAAATGACTTTGATGACAGAGTTGATGTTTTGCCAGTTGCAGATCCAAATATTTTTTCACAAACCCAGCGTATCTCCCTTGCGCAATCGGAGCTGCAACTCGCAACCTCAAATCCTGGAATACATAACTTGTATCAAGTTTACAGAAATATGTATGAAGCACTTGGTGTAAAAAATGTTGACCAAATATTAAAACAAGAAGCACCACCCGCACCAAAAGATCCAGCGTTAGAACAAATCGATGCGATGGCAGGAAAACCTTTTCAAGCATTTCCTGGTCAGGACCACAGAGCTCACATTACTTCGCATTTAAATTATATGGCAACTAATATGGCAAGAAATGCACCACTAATTATGGCAGCTTTGCAAAAAAATATTTTAGAACGTATTTCTTTAATGGCACAAGAACAAGTTGAAGTAGAATTTGCAAATGAAATACGACAACTTGCAATGATGTCACAAAATCAACAAGCGATGGCAAACCCTGACATGCAAATGCAAGCCAGAATGCTATCAGAAAAGATAGAATCTAGAAAAGCAGTGTTAATTGCAGAGATGACAGAAGAATTTAGAAACGAAGAGAAAAAAATTACTTCACAATTTGACAATGATCCTGTTGCAAAACTAAGATCTAGAGAATTAGACCTACGTGCACAAGAAAATGAAAGAAAACGTATGGAAGGTGAAGAGAGATTAAACCTTGATAAGATGAGAGCGATGATGAATCAAGAAAATCAAGACGAAAAACTAGAACAAAACGAAGATTTAGCAAAATTAAGAGCTAATACATCGATTGAAAAGACAATTTTATCAAAAACTTTACCAAGCAGTAAAGATATGATGGGAAATGTAGCAATTATTAGAGGAAAAAATGAAACAGACTAAAAAACAAGACAAAAAAATTGCAAAAGTTATGCGAGAGTTTAAAAAAAAGAAATTAACTATTGGAAAATCAGATAAAAAAGTTAAAAATCGTAAACAAGCAATAGCTATTGCTCTAAATAGAGCAGGCGTAAAACAAAAAGGTAAAAAATAATGTGGTTATCAGCAATAAAACTAGCAATTTCTACGGGTGGTAAGCTTTATGCTAACAGACAAAGAACCAAAGAAGCTATGTCTAATGCAAGATTACTGCACGCCGAGCGTATGGCCCGCGGTGAGGAGGCTTACCAGGGTAAATTATTAGAGGCTCGACAAAATGATTGGAAAGATGAATTTGTCTTGATCCTATTGTCAATTCCGATTATAGTGCTTGCTTGGGCAGTAATCAGCGATGACCCGGCTGCAATGCAAAAGATAGAATTATTCTTTGAATATTTTTCTAATCTTCCGAAATGGTTCACCAATTTGTGGATCCTTGTCGTGGCGAGCATTTTTGGTATAAAGGGTACACAAATATTTAGAGGAGGAAAATAATGGCAAATCCAAGATATAATACACAAACAACAAATAGACGTGGCGCTATGAATGGCGGACGTATGAAAAAAATGGGCGGTGGCATGATGATGAAAAAAAGAGACATGCTAGCGAACGGCAGTATGAAGAAAAAAGTCATGAAAGCTGTAGGTAAAGGTGCGAGAATGACTCCAGTTGGTGGTGTTGCAGCTGCAGCTAAAGCAGTTGCTAAAAAAATGATGAAAAAAGACATGAAAAAAAACACCATGAAGTTAAGAAAAAGAAAAGGCACATTAGACAGGTAGTAATTATGATAGAAAAAATTAGATCATTTTTAAAAAACGTTTTATGTAAAATACTTTGTATTAAACAATGTATGTGTAAGAGGAAAAAAGATGACTAAACTTTGTCCTAGAGGTAAGGCCGCAGCGAAGAGAAAATTTTCTGTTTATCCTTCAGCATATGCGAATGCCTACGCTAGCAAAATTTGTGCAGGTAAAATTAAGGACCCATCTGGTGTAAAGAGAAAAGATTTTAAAGGACGTAAACCATCTGCAATGGGTGGTAGAGTTTATAAAGCTGGTGGTGGATTAACAGAGGCTACCCAAAGACTGAGAAGACAAGGATTAAAAACAGGTAGTAAACCTAAAAAGAAATCTTTCCCAGATTTATCTGGTGATGGTAAAGTTACCATGAAAGATGTTTTAATGGGTAGAGGAGTAATTCCACGTAAGAAAGCAATGAATGGAGGCATGGCTCAAATTCAAGGTTTTGGAAGAGCCAGAAAAAGATAATGAAAAAGAAAAAACAAAAAAGATTCATAGCAAGAGGTTGTGGGAAAGTTTTAAATAACAGAAGAAAGAAAACTGTAATTGTAAAGGCGGCCTAACATGGCTAAGAACGGTCTCGACAAATGGTTTAAACAAAAATGGGTCGATATCGGGTCTAAAAGAAAGGATGGATCTTTTGCTAAGTGTGGGAGATCGAAACAAAAGAAAGACGCGAAAAGGAAGTATCCGAAATGTGTCCCGCTTGCGAAAGCGAGATCGATGTCGGAAGGTCAAAGACGTTCAGCCGTTGCTAGAAAAAGAGCAGCTTCGAACGTGGGACCTAAACCTACTAATGTTCGTACGTTTGCTAAGAGGACTAAAAAAGCTGCTGGTGGTGTTACTGAGCCTTATC